TGGTATTCCGCTAATCTCGAAAATAGGTGCTTTCCCATGTACCTTTAAATGCTATCTCTTTGTACTCGCTCGCGTCCGCTCGCTCGCACCTGCGGTGGGCTGCCTGTTATTGTATTTATAAAGTACAATATTATGTAATTAATTTATGTAAACCTATTGACATTAAAAAGGTACAATGCTATAATATAATTACAGTAAAGGAAAACAATAAAGTTAAAGAAAAGGAGAATTAAAACTATGAAAAACTTAAAAACAACTATTAGCACAAATGATATCATTGAAAATATTAAAATGCATGTTAATGCAACTATTGAATATTATAACGAGGGGAATGAAACATGGGTTAATAATTTAAGAATCGCTGATAAAGGTATATCAATGTTATCATTATACGCGCAGAAAAAGTATTCTGATTTCGATGAAACATGGGATGAAATAATGAAACTCACTGGTTTCACAGAACTTTATAATATAAGAGAAGTATGTGACAAATTAGATGAATGGAGGTGATTAACCTATGGCAGAATGGATAACTCACGCACAAGTTCGCAGACGTTTCCAAGAACATTTCTGTGAAACACTTTATGACCACCCGGACTTAGTAACACCTAAAACAGTGGAAGATTACGAGCACATGAAAGACATAATGAGAGAGGAAAATGGAACAGCTTTATCATTATGCAACACAACCTATATAACCAACCTACATTATGCATTCATTTATAAGTTAAAAGAACACGTCTATGATAACGGCAAATATTACATAGCATATATAACAAATGACCAACGCATAGACGTGCCAATCAGTAAATCATTAATAAAGGAGACATATCAATGGATATTAGAAAAATTAAAAGAATCATAAAAAGTGTAATAGAGGGAATTATTTCAATCTTAGCGTTAACAGCTATTTTCCTTGCTACATTTTATTGGGTTGCTGTTATTGTGAATTTCTTTGTTCCAACGCCTTAAATTAGTAATAGCATTTTTGGAGGTACATGTAAAAAATGAGAAAATTAAAAACTATTGTTAACTATCTTACAGCTATTTGCTTTGTGGTATATATTTTTATTCAGTCAACTACGCTTGATTATTTAACATTATTTTAGAAAAAACTTTTTTAAAAAACTACTTGACATTTCAAGTAATATCTGATATACTTAATAATGTAAGGAAGATAAATATTTTTTCCAACTTACATACCACACCATATAGGGCGGTGTTCAAAGCACCGTCCACTCACAAAAAATGACAGATATTCCGACACCCATGCAGGCGAAAAAAACGGTGGTTATGTGTAAAGGTTCGATTCCTTTTATCTGATTCGACTTCATAAGAAGCCGTGTATGTATTTTACGCAGTCTAGCAAGCACAAAACAAAAAAGAAAGAGGTGAAAAAGTAAAATGGCAAGAGCAAGAAAAGTATCAAGAACAATCTGTTCAACTAAAGTCATCGTCATGTGTGTTGACACAGAGACAGCTAAGGTTAACAACTACGAGGTAACAATCGCAGGTACTTACACAGATGATAAGAAGCTTATGAAAGCAGTTACTAAAGTAGTAGAGACAGAAACGCTTAAACCAGTATCAGTTGTTTCAACAGAAGTGATTGAGACACTGTACGGAATGGATGAACAGAAATTCATTGAAATGGCAGAAGTATTACCGCCAAGAAACAAAAAAGAAGTAGATGAAAACGCAGATGTAGAAGTATAAGTAAAAGAAAAAGGAGAAAATAACAATGAGTAAAATTATGATTACAAATGCAAGTAGAGAATTAACAGAGGTAGAGCAGTATCTTATGACAATGGATGCAGGTATTACATCCATGAAAGATGTAGCAGACGGCACACCAATTCCCGTAGATGCCTACATTGAATACAAGGACACAAAGAAAGACGGTACAGAAGCAAACCTGCTTTCAATCATTACTGTAGATGGTAAGGTTTACAGTACACAGTCCGAAACTTTCAAGAGTTCTTTGAAATCAATTCATGAGTTGATGCACGGTAAACCGTATGCAATTGTGAAACGTAGCGGAGAAACAAAAGCAGGTAGGCCATTTGTTGACTGTAGTCTTGATGTAAACTCAGTAAAATAAGTAAAGTATTTTTTCATAGCAAAAAAATAATTTTCTTTCCTAAAATATAATGGGTGGGCATAACGCCTGCCCACTTTTTAATCTAATGTGAGAGGTGTGATAAAATTGAAAAAGAGCAAATCAAAGTATAGTCAATACTATAAGCAATATCAGCGTAAAGTATCAGCATTAAGAAAACAGAATATCGAATTGCGTGGTGCGAACGTCTATCAAACAGAATCCCAGTTGCGTAAATGGGGTATCCAAGGAAGAGACTTAGCAAAGATAACAAGACAGTTAAAAGCAGATATAAAGAATCTTTCAAAACAGGAAGCCTATTCAACAGCAACAGGGGAAATCTCAACCGTTGGTAAACTTAAACACGAACTTGCTTCTGAACGTGCCAAGCGTAGTGCAGAGACAAGAACGCGTAATAGGGAATCCGCTAGGGAATTTTGGTCAACAGATAAACAGCCAACTACGCACGATTTAGATGGAGAATATCATTTGAAACAGCCACAGTTAGGGGATATGACTAATGATAACTTTGTGACAGAGTTTTTAAGCCGTATAACATCACCAGTTCCAACAGAGACAATATACGGCAATAAAAGAAAGAACGCTAACATAGAAAGAGCGCAAGGAGCTCAGTCAGCTCTATTAGCACTTTATCGCGATACTTTAAATAAAGATGGTGAAATAGCTGTAGGAGAACGTCTTGCGAATAACTGGGATGCAATTAAATTGCACTTGGAAGTAGTTTTAACCGATTCAAAAGGCGTGAACGTTGCTTCCTCACTGGAAGCTATTGGGGAGATTATTAGTGGTAGAACATTATCTGTTGTAGAACGTGATGCTTTAAATGATGAACAAGAGTCTCTTTATTCATGGGATATCGAGGACAATGTCTATGAATAGCAAACGAACAACAAGAATGTTCATGTGCGATTTTGAGACTACCGTATATGATAACCAAGATCATACAGAAGTGTGGGCAGTTGCCGTTGTAGAACTATTCACCGAGAATGTCACAATCCTGCATCGTATAGAGGATATGTTTACGTACTTTCGTGCGTTAGATACAAACATCATAGCATTTTTCCATAACCTAAAATTTGATGGGGCTTTCATCCTTGACTATTTATTAGCACAGAAAAAATATCCACAGGCACTCAACAATGATAACGGTGTATACTCATGGAAAAAGAATAAGGAAATGCAAACCAACGAAGTCCGTTATAGTATATCAGATAAAGGTATGTGGTATTCCATTACACAGAAACTTCCAAACAATAAGTTACTGGAATTTCGTGATTCTTTGAAACTGTTACCATTTTCAGTTGAAGTGATTGGAAAATCATTCGCAACGAAACACAAAAAGCTAGACATGGAATATACTGGCTACAGATATGCGGGTTGTGAGATCACTGAAAAGGAACGAGAGTACATCGCAAATGATGTTCTTGTAGTAAAGGAAGCACTTGAAATCATGTTAGAACAGGGGCACGATAAATCTACTATTGGTTCATGCTGTTTGGAAGAGTTTAAAAAAGGCTATGACAAGACAGATTATGCACAGTTATTTCCTGATGTATACAAGATAGAAACAGGGGTATCAAAGTACCCAACCTTTGGTGACTATATCAGAAAGTCATACCGTGGTGGATGGTGTTACCTTGTAAGAGGAAAAGAAAATAAAATATTTCGTTTTGGCACAACAGGGGATGTTAATAGTCTATATCCATCTATGATGCACTCTGATAGTGGCAATTATTATCCAGTAGGGAAACCACATTATTGGAAAGGTAATTACATCCATGAAGATGCGCTTAAGAAAAACCCACAGGGTGAACCAAGATATTTCTTCCTACGAATACGAACAAGATTTCGTATTAAAGATGGCTACTTGCCATTCATACAGATAAAAGGTTCTCCGCTCTATCGTGGCACAGAAATGCTAGAAACAAGTGATGTATACAGTAAGAAATACGACAAGTATTTTCCGTATTATTATGACAGTGGAAATAACAGACATGAAGCTATCGTAGAAATGGTGGTTACATGCACTGATTATTATTTAATGCTAGAACACTATGACTTATATGATTTCGAAATCATAGACGGTGTGTGGTTCTATGCTATGAAAGGTATCTATGATGATTATATCAACAAGTACGCAGAGATTAAGAAGAAAAGCAAGGGGGCACAACGAACTCTTGCAAAGCTCTTTCTTAATAATCTTTATGGAAAGCAAGCATCTTCTAAAGATAGTTCATTCAAGATAGCATACGTGAAAGAGGATGAATCACTAGGTTTTATACGGCAGGAAGAGAGCAATAAGAAAGCAGGGTACATCCCTTGTGGTTCTGCAATAACGTCATATGCTAGAGAGTTTACAATCCGAGCTGCCCAAAAGAATTATCATGGTGTTAATGAAAGAGGTTTTATCTATGCTGATACTGATTCTATACATTGTGATTTACTGCCCGATGAAATAGTCGGTATAAGAGAACATCCAACAGAGTTTAATTCATGGTCACTCGAATCTTGTTGGGATATTGCCACATTCGCAAGGCAAAAGACATACATTGAACACGTAACACACGAAAACAGAGAACCAATAGAAGATCCGTTTTATGACGTTAAGTGTGCAGGAATGCCAAACAAGTGCAAGAATCTGTTTGTGCTATCTATGCAGGGCAATGCAGATATAAACGGTTATACAGAACCAAGAACAGGAACACACAAAGAATGGTCAGAAGAGGAAAAACAATTCTTATTTAAAGATGGTAAACCAATCAAGCGTGATTTATCAGATTTTAAGATAGGTTTGAAAGTACCCGATAAGTTACGTCCTAAAAGAATGAGGGGTGGCGTGTTATTGGTAGAAACAAGTTATGAAATGAGGTAGATAGTGTGAAAGTAAGATTAAAAGATGTAGTGGAACAATGTATAAATACAGCACATTGCACTGATTGTCATTATTGTAAAAGTGGTGAATGTATTGCTAAAATTGATGGGTATTATCCATTTGATTTAGAAGAATATTATTGGTTATGTTACGATGTGCCTAAACTAGCAAAAGCATTATACACAAATGAGGAGATAGAACTATGAAAATAACAGTAAGAGAATTAATAGAAATATGCTCGTCAAATTATAAACGAGGTTGTGAGGGTTGTGACTTTTACACCTACAAGTGTTATATTCCAACATATCCGCACATTCCACGTGATGCAAAGAAACACAGTAAATTTAAGAAAGAGAAAGAATTGAATAAAGAAGTTGAATTAAAATTAGATAAGTAAAAAACAAAAAGGTACAATGTTTCACGTGAAACAAAGTACCTTTTATTATATCATGAACTACCGGTGAAAACGGCCTAAAGTCTGTTAGGACAAGGGAGCAACCCCGACCATAGAAACAGCAGTTTCTTCCATCTGTGCGTCCTGTCTCTATGTTTTTCGCTTTCTGACGGTAGATGATACCATTAATAACTAAGAGCTTGCAAGACAGCTTCTTTACACTGTAAATCTTTAAATCTAAAGCACCCACGCTCAAAGAAGTACCTCATATTAGACAAGAACAAGTCATTACTCTTTAACATTACATAGTTAATATTATGATCATTCGTTGTAATACTGATTCTATAAGGATATGTCTTATCTGCTCTATCATCACAGTAGATAATACCTAAGTCCGTATATTCTTTGATAGCGTAATCCCTGCCGAGATATCGGAGTGTTGCAACATAGGTGCACTCTCCAATAGGTTTCTCGATAAATGCATTACTATCATTAAGGTAAGTCGCTTGTGCAGAATAAGCCACATAATCGTCACTAATAAATGCACGATTGAACCCACTTTCTGTCTGAGCTTTACTTGCTGATTCATTATATCCTTGTTCTAACACGAACCCATCCCCACGTAAGAATTTCGTATCAGATTTAAGCCTGTTTGAAATCTTCATGGCTATATAATATGGATTGATAAGTGACACAGGGTTAGCCATCATATAGACTGGAACATAGCGCACTTGTTTTCCCTGTCCACGTGCAATAGAGGTGTGAATAGAGATAAACTTTTTCACTTCATCGGAACAATAACGGTTCGTTTCACTCTGAAATTCATCAAAAATAAGACAACTAATATCACTGAACATATGTGAATTCTTTTTAACAGCATCCGCATTGTTAAGTGCCATGGCATAACCACAGGAAACATTATTCAAAAATAATTCATGAAACTTCCCATGCATCATTGGTTTGCTTGTCATTTCATATTCACGGAAAAATAATTCTTTAATGTCCTTAAAAAATTTCTCTGCTACACCACTAAGCTCGTAATCGTATCTATATAGTAGTCCGAACTTTTCACCTTTTGACAAAAATTTATTAACTACCAATTTGCCAAAGTAAGTTGTCTTACCGCCAGTACGGTTACTTGTTACCATGTAAATCTCGGGCCTTTTATTGTTTAGATCTAACAAACTTAATAGTTTTGTACCGTCATAATAACTCATTTTAACACCTCTTTTATATTATAACATAAATTAGACAAGCTGTCAATTATTAAACAGTGTGTATTTTAATAGACACTGTGTCTATAATTATACAATATGTTGACAAATAGACATTATGATGATATAATTAAATAAGAAAGGATGTGATGAAAGCTATGGATATGAACACAGTAACAACAGCAATTTCAACGCTTGGGTTTCCTATTGTGATGTGCGGTGCTATGTTTTGGTACATGATTAAAGAAAAAGATGCACATAAAGCAGAGATGGACAGCGTGACAGAAGCGTTAAACAATAATACATTGATTTTGCAGAAGTTATGTGACAGATTGGATGGTGACAAAGATGGCAACGTATAATGTACACGCAGGTCATTCGTTAAAATGTAGAGGTGCTAAAGGTATACTTGATGAAGTAATTGAGAATAGAAAGGTCAAGAATAAACTAATTGAGCTATTAAGAGCAAATGGCAACACGGTTTATGACTGTACGGATGATTATGGAAAAACTCAAAAAGAAAATTTGCAAGCGATTGTTTATAGATGCAACATTAATACGGTTGACTTAGACATTTCTATTCACCTTAATTTTGGTAGATACGATAACAACGGTGACAGAAAATGTGGTGGAGTAGAAGTGTATGTATATGATGATAGTGCCTATGGTGTTGCATATCAAATTGCAGAGTCTATTGCAAATACACTTGACATTGGATTTCACGGTAGTCCAGTTAAATTCAATAAAGAACTTTATGTTCTTAGAAAAACAAAAGCAAAAGCTGTACTCATTGAGTGCTGTTTCGTAGACGATAGAGACGATGCAAATCATTGGGACGCTACGAAGTGCGCTATGGCTATAGCAACCGCTCTTGGGTGCAAAACAAACGTAAGTACAATACCTATTAAACAAAATACAAATGTTTCACGTGAAACATGTTTCCCTGTGTTCAAATCAAGTAGTTGCTCTATTGTTGATTGCTTAAAATCTATTGGTGTAGATTCAAGTTTTGCGTATCGCAAGCGTATTGCAAGTAAGAACGGTATAGCGAACTATAAAGGCTCAGCACCACAGAATGACAAACTGGTTTCACTTGGTAAGAAAGGAAAGCTTATTAAACCGTAATGGCTATAAACATTAACAAAGGTTATCAATGGGCAATCAATACTTGCAACGCCCCAAACGTGGGATATTCTCAACAGTACCGATATCAAAAGACGGTAAATGGCATCACATATTATGATTGTTCCACGTTTGTTGGTTATGCAGTAATCGAAGCAGGATTTCCGCTAAATATTAGCGGATTCTATACTGGAAATATGGTAAGCATCTTAAAAGGTTTAGGGTTCACTCAGTATGACAGTAAAGATGTGGAATGGAAACCATTTGACATCTTATGGCGAAGCGGTCACACAGAGATATGCTATCAAGGTGGCGGAGTGGGTAAAGGCATTACAATGGGAGCACATACCAACGGTATTCCACTAGCTGACCAAGTAAGCATCAATAACAGTGAATCAACAGCAAACAGCTTTCCAATTCTACTGAGATATGGTGATGGCGGTGCGGCCGGAATAGGCGCAAGTATATATGTAATCTCTGCGTTATGTGGTAATGCTTGGAGAGAATCAAATATAAACCCTGCTCTTAACGAGCGTGGTGGCGGTGGTTTTGGTTTATTCCAGTGGACAGGCGGAAGAAAGACAACATTGCTTAACTACCTTAGTTCACAAGGATTATCAAGTACAGATCCTAACGGGCAGATGCAATACTTGATTGAAGAAAATGACTGGATTGGTACAAGCCACGGTATTTCTTCACTTGATGAATTCTTACATTCAACCAGTACAGATATTGCAAGTCTAACCGAAGCATTTATGTCATGTTGGGAAAGGCCTGGTGTACCTGCTCTTGACGAACGTATACAGAATGCAAACAAATGTTACAATTACATTCAGACTCACGGTAACGACACTTCAATCAACAGATGGGTAGCAGAGGACAGATATTTAACAGAAGCAGAAATACTTAATAACGCAGTTTTAATGTACCGATTTTATAGCGTAGGTGGTGGCGGCGGTGGCGGTACACCGTATAAGCCAAAATCAAAGTTCCCTATGTGGTTCGCTATAATCGGTGGCGGTATTCAAAGGAGATACTAAAATGGCAGTTTTATCGAAAGAAGATTTTCTCAACTTAATCAAAGAGAGAACAAAAGACAGTACAGATGATGATACCTTAAAATTTATTGAGGATGCAACAGACACAATTAATTCATTGTCAGATACAGACGGTGAAGACTGGAAAACAAAGTACGAAGATAATGACAAAATGTGGAGACAGAAATATAAAGATAGATTCTTTTCCGCAGGTGATAGCGCAGGAAATGAACATAAACAAAAAGACGAAGAAGAGGAAGAGGAAGAAGAAAAAGACAATGAAATTGTAGCAGAAAATTTTGATGAATTATTTAAGTAAAGGAGATGTAAACTAATGGCTCACAGAGTTAAACTAACTACACTTGATGCTAGTTCCCTGAAAATCATTAATACAATCAGAGAGAACGCATCCTATGAGTATCAGCAGAATGTTCCAGTAATTACTGATGCTAAAATGATTCCGAAAGTCGGAGAGATAATTGTAGGAAACGGTTCTTTACAGAATCAGTTTCTTAACGCACTTATGAACAGAATCGCAAAGGTTGTGATTGAAAGTGCAACATTCAACAACCCATATGCACACCTTAAAAAGGGTTATCTTGAAACAGGGGAAACAATCGAGGATATCTTTATCGGTATTGCGAATGTGGTAGAGTATGACGCAGAAAAAGGGGAAGCAAGAGAATTTAAAAGAAATCTCCCTGACGTAAGAAGTGCTTTCTACGTTATGAACTGGAGAACACAGTACCCTCTTACAATCCAGGATGAAGATCTTAGAATGGCATTTACATCCATTGATGGTGTAACTTCATTTATCGCCAAACTGGTAGACGGTATTTACACAGCAGCTGAATATGATGAATTCTTACTATTCAAATATCTACTAATTAAAGCCATTTCACACGGTAAGACTACTCCTGTTTCAATCGGTGACGGTACAACACTTACAAATGATGCAAGCAAGTATAGAGGTATTTCTAACAAGCTTACATTTATGTCTAAGAAATACAATCAAGCAGGAGTAAGAACAACAACACCGAAGACAAGACAGGCAATCTTTATGGATGCTGAGTACAATGCGAAATTTGATGTTAACGTTCTTGCAAGTGCATTTCACATGGAGAAAGCAGACTTCATGGGCAGACTTCACTTGATTGATGATTGGACAAGTTTTGACAACGAAAGATTTGATATCATTCGTGCGAACTGTGATTCAATCGAAGAGGTAACATCAGAAGAGCTTACAGCAATGCAGAATGTGAAAGCAGTTCTTGTAGATGAAAATTACTTCCAAGTATACGACAATCTGTCAAGAATGACAGAGCAGTATTGCGCTAGCGGTATGTATTGGAATTACTTCTACAACACATGGAAAACAGTAGCAGTTTCTCCGTTCTCTAACATGGTTACATTTGTAGTAGACGGTGCTGATATTGCACAGCCTACAACAGTAACAGTAGAGATTAGCGGAAAAGATATTGCAGAAGAAGCAACTGTATTTACGCTTGAGGTGCAGGACGATAATGTATCTCTTGCGAACGGTGCTTACCAGTTTGTGCAGACACAGGATGCAGTAACTAACGGAATAGCAATCCACAAGTATGGTGCAGTAATCTTCCCGGCAGGAAAGACAACAACTACACTTGAGATGATTTACGGTGGCTACAAGTATACAACAGATACAGAACTTACAACATCTTCTAATGTGGGTGATACAATTGTCTTTAACAAGGGTGATGCAGTAGCACTTGCGGTAGAGGTTGGAAAAGCTGTGGCAAATGTACCTACTACAAAAGGTGTTAAGAAACTTAAGTAATCTACAAGTTTCACGTGATTCTGAAATATGTTTCACGTGAAACATATTTACTATAAAAAGGAGTACTATAACATGGAAAGACAAGTATACGCAGATAATGTGGATTTAAATGGTAAAGTCTTTGAAACAGTTGGTGAGAATATCCGAAAGGGTGCAAGAGAAATTGATTCACAAGTTATTACTACTTGGTGTGTAACACCTGAATCTTTTGGTGCTGTTGGTGATGGTGTGACCGATGATACAGAAGCGTTGAAAAAAGCCATAAATCACGCCATTAAAACTAATAAAGAACTAAAACCGATAAGTTCAGATAAAACATATCTAGTAACAGAAAAACTTGTTATAAATGGCACTATAAAGATAAATTTCCAAAATGCTTGTATTAAAGCAAGCCATGCGGGTCATGTAATTGAAGTGTATGTTTCATCAGACGGTACCACAGGTATTGACGGTTATATACGAAATATAGTAATTAATTGCAATAATATTAGTGATTCCGGCTTGTATATTAGAAGTTCGCACAGGTGGAACTATAATAATATTACCATCAAGAATGCTGTTTCTATTGCTTTATATACTAATGCTTGTCAAGATTGTAGATTTAATAATATTTATATTTTTGATACAACGGATAGGGGGGTAAGGGTAGATGGAACAGACGTATATTTTACTGATGTAAATATCATAGGTTTCAAAACAGCGATTGAAAATATGAATGGTGGTAATATATTTACAAGAATTCACGCATGGAACAAAAGTAACTTAGCCAACACTACATTTGTTAAAACAAAAGGTGACGCTATTTATAGCAATTGTTGCGCGGATACGGTTGCATTATGTTATGACATTGATGGCGGTGTAAAAACAATAATTAACGGTGGGCTTTTTGTTTGTAATGCTTTATGGGATTCAGAAATGGGAGACGAAAGGTGGCAACTATTCAAATGGGTAAATAACTCTGCAAGTAGATATACTAAAATATCAAACACTTATTTATCAAATGGAGCAAAAAAACTACCTAATTTCTCTAATATTGAAGCAAAGTACACATATTGTGAATTTTCAGGTGATAATATATTCACAGTAATACCGCTTAATTTACCAATTGCTAGTTCTAGCAGTATCACAGTTTCTGATAAAATTTCAGATGTGACAAGGAATAATATCTATAAAAAGAACGGAAGAATATGCGTATATTTATATTGTAATGCAAATTTTGTAAATGGTGATAATGCTATTGGAAACATTTCAGTTTCTTTTCACCGCCCGTCAGATATTATTAAAACTATTGCATATGTTGATACAACACCGATTATCGTTACTATAAATACAGACGGCTCTATTATTGCTAATACTAACGAAGAATTAAAAGGAAATTTTATTTTTAATGTTACTTATGATACAGTTTCACAAGTATAAATAATTAAAAAGTGGGAAAGGAGTGATACCTTGATAGAACCAAAAACAGACATCCGACTCTTAACCAACATTCCACTTGACCCCACCTACAACCACACCATTCGATTCACAGACGTAACAGCACAAAGCACCTACTTTGCGAACAAAACCAAACACCAACTTACACGCCAAACCTATCAACGTGTGCAACGTGGTTACGCAAAAGTCCAGTTATCCGCAGATGATTGTTACGACTGCAACTATATGATGTTTCGCAACACTTCCTACGGTTCAAAGTGGTTTTATGCATTTATCACTGGTGTAGAATACATTAACGACAATGCCTGTTACATTACATTCGTACTAGACGTTCTACAAACATGGTGGTTTGACTTTACCATCCGAGACAGTATGGTTATTCGTGAACACAGCGCGACAGATGCAATCGGTGACAATATTCTGCCTGAACCTGTTAAACTAGGAGAATACGTAGAGGGTAGCACGGGTGGAAGTATTAACCTAATGAAAAATCTATCCGTTGTGGTTGCTGTTTGTGATAACGGGGAGCGAAACATTGGTGGTTTATTCGAGGGTGTATATTCGGGGTGTACATATTATGCTTTTGATGTTTCATCTGAACTTGAAAGAGAAAAACTATATGCGCTCAACATAAAATACTTAGATAGTCCTGACAGCATTGTAGCTATGTGGATGTGCCCGACAATGTTTATTGGTACAAAAGACGAGGATGGTAAAATTAAAAACACAGCAACAGGCTCATCATTCGATTCAGACGGCACTGAAATACCCCCAGTTAATCCGGCTACAACATCATTGAACGGGTACATGCCTAAGAACATGAAAATGTACACGTATCCTTACAATTATTTTCAGTTTGACAACGGTGTTGACAACAGCCTTGTGTTACGGTATGAATTCTTTGAGAATTTAACTCCTAGATTCAGAATCGAGGGTACAAAGAATACACCAGTAAAAGCTTGTGTATATCCAACACACTACAAAGGTAGTGGAGAAACCCCGTATCGAATGGAATCGTTAAACATGATGGACTTCCCATTGTGCAGTTGGAATAATGATGCTTACAAAGTGTGGTTAGCACAGAACACTTATATCAATAAAGTTAAAATGGCTCAAACAGTTGTAAACTCAACCGTTGGTGCTGTAGCAGGCATGACAACTAGTGCTTTAAGTGGCAATATTGGTGGTGTGGTTGGCGAAGCTGTTAATGCTATTTCACAACCTGCTAACGAATATATTAATCAAACACTTAACGAATATGGAGCAAGCATCCAAGCTGACCTCTTCCGAGGTACTCTTGGCAACAGTAACTTGCTAGTAGCACAGGGAGAAAACAAACTGTTCTATCGAAGAATGTGCATCCCTTATGAATACGCTAGGAGTATTGATGCTTTCTTCACTATGTTTGGATACGCTTGCAACAGAGTGAAACAACCTAACGTTTGTAGTGGTAAAGGGTTAAGGCCTCACTGGAATTACATCCAAACAAGTGGGTGTGTAGCACGTGGGAGTGTTCCTGCCCCCGATATGCAAGTTATCTGTAAGATTTTCGACAGTGGCATTACATTTTGGGAAAATGGTGAGGAAATTGGAAACTATTCATATGACAACAGTCCCGCATAAAGAGGTGATAACATAATGGGAAGAAACAGAAGAAACAAGTATAAAAACCAGTTTTTTACAAGTATGCTGCAAAACTGTGTATCATGGCAATATTACTATAACCGATTAAAAGAAATCGCAATTTCTTGCATCGAATGGAAAAATTTACCTGATACCGTTGACGCTAGATTTTTGGAAATGACATTGTTTGAAGATGGTGCAGGAGTTTATTTCAATGACGAGGTGCTTGGAAACTTATTTTTACAAGCTACGCTTGATGGTAGATTAAATGTATACCGCGAACCGATAAAGACAAAAGCTTACGCTGTAAACGGATACTTAAAAGATTTGAACGAAACAAACAGTGTGATTATTCATAACAATATGCTACATACGAACAGCGTGGAAGCGTGTAAAATGTTTGCTCTGCGTTTAGCCAATATTGACCGAACGATTGATGTGAATATCAACGCACAAAAAACACCTGTTCTTATTAAATCGGGAGAAAATGAACGTTTATCCATGGTAAATCTGTATCAACAGTATGACGGCGGTATGCCTTTCATCTTTGGTAGCGACCAGTTAAACACAGATAATATAACAGCACTTAGGACAGATGCACCTTTCGTTGCACCACAGCTTTACGAGTTGAAAACGAACATATGGAACGAAGCGTTGACATATCTTGGAATCTCTAACGTAAACATTACAAAACGTGAACGACTTGTGAGTGACGAGGTGAACCGTTCGCAGGGTGGTAGCATTGCAAGTAAGTTTAGTCGTTTACATGAACGCCAAGTAGCAGTAGAGAAAATCAACAAAATGTTCGGTACAAATATCAGCGTAGACTATAGGGAAGAACTTGACACAAGTTTAGATGGAATGAACATTTCAAGTGGAACACCACAGAAAGGAGATGATGCAGATGAGTAGTTACACAACAGAGGTGCGCTTTATCTGCGAATCTCTTTACAGGCTTGAAAACAGTACAGGATACAATGATATTGAAAAGATATTGAAAGCAGTTCACAAAAAGATATTCGACTTTGAGTACCCTATCTTTGATGAAAAATACAGAAGTGTGCTTGAAATTAAAATATTGAGACATTTCTACACAAGGGAAATAGGATTCGAAACAGTTGGATTATGGAAGTTAAAATTAGCAGACAAAATGAACACGATTATGCCATACTACAATAAGTGGTACGCTAGTGACTTACTGGAATTCAATCCATTATGGGATACAGATTTTACTAGAAAAGGCAACATCAACGACACGAACAAAAGTAAAAACGACAGCACAGCTAACAGCACAACAACAGATAACGGTAAACAGACAAACAGCAACGCCAGTAAGACTAAAAGTAAATTTTCTGATACTCCACAGGGGAGTATTTCAAGTCTTGAAAACGACACTTATCTTACAAGTGCAACGATTGACGAAACAAACGGAAGCTACACTAACACAGCAGAAAATACAAACGTAAACAATTCAACAAACACAATAAATCATGAAGCTACTAACTTAAACGAATACTTTGAAATCGTACAAGGTAATCGTGGAGTATTTGACAATGGAACAATGTTAAAACATTACCGTGATACATTCACTAACATTGACAAGATGCTGTTAAAAGAAATGGAAGATTTATTTATGCTATTATGGTAAGGAGATGAAACGCATGTATGATTTTGACAGAAACGGATGCAGTGTAGGAAATCCAGTTCTACCACTTACTTATGATGATTCATTAAGTTATGAAGAGCAGATTGCAAAACTTTATAAAATGTTCAATGAACTGAAAACAGACAGAATCTACAACAATACATTCAACATCACAGACAACACAAAACTAGCAGATGCCGTAATTCCAAGAAAACTGATTCGTAACTACACTTATGATATGATGGTAGAAGATATCGACACACTGATGCTGAATTACCCAAAAGTACGCAAAAAGATTATCGGTACTTCTGTTCTTGGCTTACCGTTGATTGCTATGGAATACGGAACAGAAACAGCAACAAGACATATGTTTGTATTCAATGGTTTTCATGGTACAGATTGTAGTGCTAGTATTGCAATCGCACAGATGGAAGTATTAGCGAAAAATGCTGTCTATGGTGGGGTAGATATGTGGAGTGAGATTCTTGACAATGATACTTGCATCCACGTGATTCCAATGGCAAACCCTGATGCTTGGATGCTTGGTTTACAGGGATACAGTTACTTCAACGATATCCCCGAAGCAATCAAAACAAAGATTGAGGAACTGACAACAGACTACATTAGAAACCATGCAAAAGACGAGCCAAACGGCTCTACATGGGATGTTGAAAGTAGAACAGATCTTGAAAATTATATTCGCTCTCTTGGTGGTGACCCAAATGCTAGCTATGAAGCATATGTGTTCAGAGAGAAAGACTTACACGCTTGGAAAGCAAATGCGAACGGTATTGACTTACATTATAACTGGTGGACAGACGCCATGAAACAAACAGTTGATACGGCATTAAAGGGTGTAAACTATGGTCACGCTGATGCATATGTGTATGGCGCACAGGGTATTAGAGCTTACGTTGATGAAAATGCTTCATATAGAGCTTATATCTCACAGTATGAAAGAAGTGACGGAAATTATTACTTCACATTCATGAATTATCACCAAAAAGGACCGACTAACATTTGGAACTACAGATTGAAAGGGTTACAGAACAATCGTAACTTTGACTGTGGAGTGCAACTGTGTAAACTAATGCAAGTGCCATATTCCCCACAGGTAGGTAATCAGAGTACACCAATCGGATTCAGTGCATGGGCAGGTATCAACTACGCAGGAAATTACACTTTAAGCTACACGAATGAAGTAGGTTGGAAACATGTGAAAAAACGTGGTGACTGGTGGGATGATGAAAACAGTGATATCGTGAGAAGTCCTGTTCCTGATAATCAGTGGAACGATATTTACACGAGCAACAAAGCTGTGTTTATTTGGATGTTAAGATACTATGCTAGTTTGAGGGATGTTTGGAACAGGCATCAATATTTAAGCGAATATAACTTAAAGGATAAATACACAGATGAGCGTTTCGCTATTCCTAGCATGGCTATGATGATGAATATTGCAAATAAAGTTGGTGCTTACTACATTTCATTAAGTGAAATGGGATTCAGTAACTATGGCATTGGTGCATCTTTAGATGATATTTTAACGAAGCTTAACTGGGAAGCATCTGCAACATTTAATGTAGGTTCTGCTATGACTGTAGCAAAAGACTTACCTACTTGGTCATTTAGTAAGAGCGGTAACATGAAGATTTTCCCTGTTAGTTCCAAGCAAATGATGTGTGAGTTCTATGTAAACAAAACAACATTTATTTATAGATGTCTGTATATTAAGGACAATGATACAGAAATGCATAGAACAGAGTGGGTTAATGCTACACCTAGTACTACAGACTATGTAAGCATGGGTATTGCTGAAGGTGTTGTTAATAGTAGTGTGAAAGCTATTGCAAGTAAAGTACCTATTTATCATGAACTTATTATTGACTTGAATAAGAACGATAATAATGTGGCAGGGTTACCAAGTGACCTGGGTGACTACTATAGACTGAAAGTTACTGGTCATAGACCAAATAATAGAGTGGAGATTACTGATATCTCTAGTGGTAATATTTGGGTAAACCATTATAGTAGAACTAACGATGAATTGCAGACGTGGTATAAGATACAAGCAAACCCTTTAGCATAAAAGGGATTTATCCTAGCAATATAACAGTAAGAAACGGTGTCACCTAAAACTATTACAGTTGGGAATGGTGCGACACAGAAGTTTACAATAGCTTAATATACAAAATGAGAGACGCCCTAGTGTGTAATGCACTAGGGTGTTTTGAATGTACAGAGGTGAGTGAGCGCAAAGCGCGAACGGAGTGCCCACTTGAGTAAGCGAGGGTGTGAACACAACCGAGCGGGACAGTGAGCGAAGCGAACGGACAGAGGTGAGTGAGCGCAAAGCGCGAACGGAGTGCCCACTTGAGTAAGCGAGGG